CGCAAGCAAGGGCACTCGGACTGATGCTTGGGACAAAGACTGTGATAGCGGACGAGGATGTGTCTTTTTATGCACTGATCACGGAGGTAAATCTTGAGTATGTGGCGGGGGACATGGTAGATACTGCAACGAGGGTAAGGCAAGGCGTGGATATTTATAAAGGAACGGTGAGGTTTGTAGTGCTATGAGTAGGAGCTACTTCTTCCCTTGTTTGATAGACGGAGTTCCAAAGGACAAAACGATTTCTGTTGAAATACAAGCGAGGGAGAATAGCTATTTCAAATCTGCACAGATTGAGTTTATTAACTACACTCCACCCGAGGAAATCAGTCTTAGGTTTGCGGGGACGCATCTGTTCAGGGGTAAGCTTAAAAACGCACAGCAGAAGCCGTGCGGGAGGGTGAGTGCTTATTATGAGACTATTTTGAACTGTGCAGATATACAGCCCACAATCATCATCACAAGAGAAGCATTCAATACACTGGTAAATCCTACCTTCGGGCAAAGATTAGATGACTTCCTCGGTTTTTGGGCGCGGGACGTAGCGAAGAGTACAGGAGGAAGAGAGGCGCCGCAAGGGCACGCAGCAGAGGTTATAGCAACTCACCCATGGCGAGACCCGCCAAGCGTGCTTTACAGATATTACTTTGATTTTATGAGTCAGACATATAGAGCTTTCGCAATCTACCTTGACTGTTACGATATTGTTGCTAAAGCTGAATATTTTCAGTCCTCTTCCTTTACTCTCCCTTTCCCAAACACGCCGTGGAATCTTAACCTGATAGTAAGAAACACCGCCCTCCCCTACCCGCCCAATTCTCTCCTTGCGTTCAGAATTGCGAGAGTGTGGTATAGGGCACCGAACATCTTCCCATACGATAACTCTCCAGTTACTATCGGGTGGGTTTTTGTTTTTGAGAAGATAGTTGATGATGCGAGTGGCTACAGAGTGTTTTGGGCTGCACCATTTGGCGGACAGTGGCCACCATCCTATCCCGTCAGAGTTTTTGACGCGCTTGGCGCAATAGTGCAAACTCCCAGCACTGCAAAGTTCATCAAGCCCATAATCGTGAATAACTTCACAGATGTAATACAAGTTCTCCGCAAGTTTCCTCAAAACATCATTATCAAAATCAACGAGGACGGGATACCCGTGGGCACAGATGTGGAATACATTCAAAACACTTTTGAACTGACAGACTCTGTTGTATTTGATTACACATTACCAAAGCCCAAGCCCATTGCCATCACAATGAAAGCAGAGGGTGAGGGATGGCGGTATAAGGTAGAAGCAAAAGATGAAAACTCTTGCCCGCTTGCTACGATTGAGATTAACAACTCCGATGTGATACTTGAAAGTCAAGCAGATATAAATAGACTACTGAAACATTTCAAGCTAAATCTGCAAGAGAGAGGATATTTAAAGTGCGTGCTACTCCCAGAACTTGACCTTTACCACAAGATTAGGTTTAAAGGTAAGGAATTTAGAGTTGTGGGATACACGCACAGAATTACGAAAGATTATGCAGTGTCGGAAATAAATTTAGTTGAGGAGGTAAGTTAGATGAGTTGTATACCGTTTCTATACGGAGTTGGAGCAGGTGTGGCAATGAAAAGGGGGTATTGGCCTCCTCCACAGATACCTCCTGTCGCTTGCCCTCCACCCAGACCACAACGACCACCGCAACAACCTCTACCAAATCCACCGCCACCGCGAGCGAGTGTTGAGATAAGATATTTTCTGTCTTTCCCTTTGTTCGTCGGAGTTAATGTTAAAGTTTTTTCGTCAGAAATAAACGACTATATCCTCCCATCCTCAAAGCCGATTGCTTTGCAATGGCAGTATTACCCACAGCACGATGCCCGCCCACGCATTTTTGCGGAAACAGCAAACTCCCTGATTGCTACAAACATGAGACCACGTGAAGATGAATACGGTAGAATGTATGTTTTCCCTGACCTACCTGTCCCATATCCCCCACTCTACCTAAATGTTGCACAATTTCTCTTTCACCAACAAAGATGGATCGTTGTAATTCATGAAGTTTATTTTCCTCGCATGCCCGATCCGGAACGGGCTACCCCGCAGGACTACAGGCTTGCTATTAAAAATAGAACAGAAAAGCTTATAATGTTTTACGATTCAGCAATTCACGGGTTAGGTGATGTTGGGTATTTAGGCATATTCCTTACACCAGAAGTGGCATTAATAGATAGCCATCTTGTTCCACCGCCATACCACATACAACCCACCAGCAGCCCTGCTTATTGTATGCACATACGTCCACAACCATGCCCACGCCCTCCCTCAGGCGACTGGGATGACTGGGATGACTGGGATGAGGGAGATGACTTAGGAGGTGAGGATGAGTAGGATAAACCTCCCTTACTATATCACACAAATAAAAAGCTACTCACAACACATCGCTCCGAACTACGTATGGTATACCCCCAACGGACTTTTAATACGCCCCACTTACATCCAGCGGCACTCAACAGACGGTATTCTCTACTGCCCCACCTACGAGTGGTATTACTTCAGTCACGGAACCCCTACTCGGACATACCTTTTAGACATTTACACCTACGAAGTCATTGAATACTACTTTCCAACCGCCCCACTTAGCACTTTCAACTTCCCCTACCAAGCGGGCGCAAAACTCCGCATCTTTGTAAACAACACAAACTATGCATCCGCCCTCCTCCGCATACATACAGCTAACAGCATTAAAGCCAAACTGAGAATACAAACCAACAGCAAAATACAAGCAAAACTAAGAATACAGACCACCGGACCCGCACAAGCAAAGCTGTATATATTGACACTTCGTGCCTCTCCTCGCCCACAAGCCCGCCTCCGCATTATTGCAAACAACAGCAATTACGCATCCGCTTTACTTAGAATAGAAACCAGAAGATACGAACCCGCACAAGCTAAACTGAGAATTAAAACACGCACATACAACAGAAGAATCTCAATGCCAGACTACTACGCTTTTTATAACATCCACACATACGGCTTCCTCCCTTAAGCCACGCAAAATAGGAAAACTCACAAAGCCATTCCTTCTATATTCCATCACTATGCGTATAACGGCTAAGCGGGTATGTGAGTTTTTACGCAGAATGAAAGAACTGCAAAATTGCAGTTTTCGGACAGAGAGACTGTCTGAAAAGGAAAAGCTTGTCTTCCTCACAGTGCAAATTTCAGACCAAGCGTATGAAGGAGTAGGTATAAACGCCCGCTTGGCTTTTGAGGACTTGATGCAGAAGGTTTTGGAGGTAGATGAGTAATGGAACAGCTTTTAACACATCCCGCCATCCTCGTCTTTGCAGTCTCCTCGTTCGTAGCAATTGTAATCAATTACGCAATTATCAAGACCACGATGGCAAACATGATGAAGACGCTGGAACAACTCCAGAAGGACTTAGAAGAAGAAAAAGAGAAGAACACAGAGATTGAGAAGATGATGCTTAAAGAATATCTGAGAAAAGAGGACTTCCTCGCTTTTCAAAACAAAGTAGAAGCACGCATGGAGATGAGGTTAGAAAAGCTTGAAGAGAAGATAGAAAAGCTTATTAGCAAACTGGAGGCTAAGCAATGAGAAAGCAAGTCAACTATCTCATCTTGAAGTTTTTAGAACAAGTGTATCCCGATAGCCTAACAGTGAAAATGATTGAAGCACTTTTGGCAGACTGGAGGATATTCACAGACAGCAGAAAGCTACTTGAGGAGAACATCAAATATTTACTTGAGAAAGGCTACATAGAAGTGCTTGAAGTTGAACTGCCTGCCCATCAGACAAAAATCCAAAAACTCAGACTAACCGCCAAAGGCAAGGCTTTGATGGAAAAGGAACTTATTGATGAACAAGTGGAGGAAGTCTGATGCCCAGAAGACACTCTCTTGATAGATACCCAGAAGTGAAAGAATACGCAGTGAAAGAATACGAGAGAGGCAAGACCCTGCGGGAGTTAGAACAAGAGATAAAAATCAAATTCCCACAAGCCCAAGCCTCCAGATCTTCAATTCACAGACTAATCAGAAAGTTAAAACCTCTACTGGAACTCAAGAGAAGCGGATTGCTGTCTGATGAAGATCTTGATACATTTCAACAATCCCAAACCCTCGCAACAATTGCCACGGGCTTACTTTTAGAGGTTATAGCAGAGTGGCAGGAAAAGGGAGAGGTAGAAGATGCAAAGATAGACGCACTCATGAGGCTTGTGCATACCGCATCTAACCTCTCCCGTAGCAGTGCATACATAGAAAAGACAAAAACTCAGCTGATAGAACATACAGAGAAAGTCCTTGAGAAAGTAGCAAAGACTTTAGCAAAACACTTAGATGAAGAGTTAGCTAAGCGTATCATAGCGGAGTTAAAGCATGAGTTATAAGGAAAAGGCAGTTAGCAGGGTTTTAGAGAGAGTGCTTATCTCAGAAGCGGACAAAGACAGGAAAGAACGGGCAAGGAGCGACTTTGCTTTCTTTTGTCAAACATACCTCCCGCATATCTTCAGAAAACCGTTCGCACCATTTCAATTAGAAATCATCAGCTTTTTAGAGAACCCAGACATGAAACGGGTAGTTGTTGCGGCGCCACGGGAGCATGGGAAAACAAGCTTGATTTATTTAGGCTATGTTTTGTGGTCTATCCTCTACGGAAAGCACAAGTTCATCGTCTGCATCGGAGCATCGGAACAAAGGGCTAAAGAACAGTTGGAGGACATTAGGCTGGAGTTGGAGAACAATACTGCAATTTTGCAGGATTTTGGAGAGGTCATCAAACGGGCTACGGTGGAGAGGATAGATACAGTGCATACAACAGTGATTAGCAGAGGTGCAGGGCAAAAGCTAAGAGGTTTGGTCAAGCGTGGAGAAAGACCCGATCTTGTTATACTTGACGACATAGAGTCAGAAGAGCATGCAAACTCTAAATCTCTCAGAGACAAGCTAAAAAAGTGGTTTTATAGAGTGGTTATGGGCTTATCTCAGAATGCAAAAATCTTCGTGATTGGAACCATCCTTCACTACGACAGTTTACTTAATGAACTAATCACGAAAGGGCAGGAGCTTGGTTGGTTTGCAAAGAAATACAAAGCTATAACTGATGAAGGTAAGCCCTTGCATCCCTACCTCTGGACAATTGAAGCATTGGAGAGGAAAAAGCAAGAGGTCGGAAGCTATGCGTTTGCGTCTGAATATATGAACGAACCCTTATCCGACGAGGACAGGATTTTTAGGCAAGAGTGGATAAAGTATTACGAGGAGAAGTTAGATTTAAGCAAGCTTGACATCGTAGCAGGCGTAGACCCCAGCACGGGCAAAGAAAAGGGAGACTACACAGCTATAGCGGTTTTGGGCAGGGATAAGGAAACAGGGCGTATATATTCCTTATACATTTATAACAAGCGTGCCACTCCAAATGAACTCATAGACACCCTCATTTCCATACAGCTAACCTTTAAGCCCTCCTTGATAGTTTTTGAAGAGGTGGCATTTCAGGAAGTTTATAGAAAGCTTATACAAGAGATAGCAAGCAAGCGAGGAGTAAGCTTGCCCATCCGAGGCGTCAAACCTCACACAAACAAAGTCCTGCGGGCACAAAAACTCGTGCCATTCTTTGAAAGTGGACTGATCTACTTTGCAAAAGGGCAGGAAGAAGCAGTTAAACAGCTTTTAGAGTTTCCCTTCTCCGCACACGACGACATAGTAGACGCCCTTGTGTATGCGGTCATGGCTTTGGAAGAAAGGGTGACGGCTTTCCCATACAAGTTTTTAAAACTTAGATGGCTATAGGAGGTGAGAGATGATAGATTACAAACTTTGCTGGGACAGCTACACTGGGCTTGGTGGCTTTAGTGATGGTTCTTACCTCGTGAAGTATCCACGTGAGACTGACGAGAAATACGCACGCAGAAGACAGCTTGCTATTTATCCCAATTTTGTAAAGAAAATAGTTGACACTTATGTGGGCGCCCTCTTCAGGGTAGAACCGCAGAGAGACTTTGCGACAAACACGGAGTATGCAGAGTTCTGTCAGAATGTAGACCTGCGGGGCACAGATATTGACGACTTCATGCGTAACATTACAAAGCTTACTCTCATTTACGGCACCGTGTTTGTGATTATAGACAAGCCCAAAGCAGAAGTGCCCACTCGGGCACATGAAAAATTGCAAGGCATCCGACCCTACGCAACTATCAGATTACCCACACAGGTCAAGGATATTGAAATAGACAGCTACGGGAGAATTCAGAAAATCGTGTTTTCTGAACTAAATATGTTGAGAGAATTTACACCCGGGGCGTGGAAAGTGCAGATGGGAAATGAGAAATACGAGGGCACGACGCCCTTTGGAGAGGTGCCTGTGGTAGCTGTAAGCTGGACAGACCCAATCCTACCTACCGATGTTATAGTTCCACCCTTTATCCATGACATCGCAAAGGTTAGCAAGGACTTATACAACGCAATCTCAGAACTCAGAGAAATTTTGAGAAACTCCACTTTTCCCATCTTGACTATTCCAATCCCGGACCAGATCTCAGAGGAAAAGCTACGGAATATCGTTATAGGAACAGAGAACTTTATAGGCTACTATCCTGAAAAAGGTGGCAAACCCGACTTCATAGCACCACCAGAAAGCCCAGCCAAAGTTTACCTTGACTACATCAACACGCTCATAGACATGATTTACTCGCTTGCAAACTTGGAGTTTATCAAGGGCACACAACAGCAAAAAAGCGGCGTGGCTTTGGAGTTTGAATTTCAGAACTTGAACAGCTTGCTAACTCAGATAGCACAGAACTTAGAGCAAGCAGAATACAGGATTGCGGACTTAGTAGCAAAGTGGGAAGGGAAGGATGCATTCAAAGGAACGATTATCTATGAAAAGGACTTCTCCTACAGGGATGTGGAAAGGGAACTGAAGAAAGCTATGGACGCCTTGACTTTGAACATCTCCGCTACATTTGACGCAGAACTCAAGAAATACATCGCAAGGATGCTACTGGGTAGTGAAATTGACGATGCAACTATGCAGAGAATAGAGAGCGAAATAGACGGGCTGGAGGGCTTAGACAATCAGATGAAGAATGAACTCGGATTATGAACTGGGAACAAGTCCGCAAGCTTTTTCTGGAGTGGTTCCTCTCCGAGTGGGAAGAGATTGAAAAAGACTTCTCAGAGAAAACAGACAAGCTTATAGAGAGACTGCGAGAACAGAACTACCAAATAGACAGGCAAACAGAAGAACTGCTTAGAAAACTCGCAGAAGAGTTATATCACAAAATCACAGCACTCATCACACACGTAGTGAATGCAGTCAACAAAACTGCAAAATTGCAGAAAGATGCCCTTGTAGCACAGGTAGCACAAGAGATTATCAACCACAGATGGAACGACGGGTTAAAGCTTTCAGAGCGCTTTTGGGACTTTTCACAGCAGGCAATAGCAAGACTAAAAAACACAATCGTGGAGGGCATACGCTACGATAACGGCGTCAAGGCATTGATGTATAAACTGCAATACACGATTGAGGCTTTAGAAGAGCAGGAGTTTGCAGTAGTGCTTAAAGAACAGCTTCCGAAGTGGCTAAAAGAGTTTGAACAAAGCACAAAAGGGCTACTGGTCAATGCGGAGAGCAGGCAGGCTTGGGAGAAAATCAAAAGGAAGGTTGAGAAATATGTAGAGAAGCGGAGTAGGGAAGGGACATACTATGCAGGCAGGCAACTGTTGAAAGAGATAGAGGAAGCGCTACGGGAAGGCAAAATGGAACTCGTGGACAAGGCAGTCAAGTGGTGGGTATACGATAAGCAACTCTACAGGCTTAAAACGATTGCATGGACAGAAACCGCACATGCATATTTGAAAGCTACGGTGGAACTCACTAAAGATGAAGAGGAAATAGTGGGCTACCAGTGGAGACTTTCAAGAAGTCATCCAAGGGCGGACATATGCGATGTTTATGCAAATGTTGATTACGGACTTGGTAGAGGGGTGCATCCGAAAAACAAACTACCACGCTTGCCAGCACATCCGCATTGCATGTGCTATTTAGTCCCTGTGGTGAGGCGGAAAGGGATGGAAGAAAGAGAAAAGCCCATCATTCCAGAGTCAGCCTTAGAAAGCTGGGCTCCAAAGTGGCTGAAGAAATATGCGGAGGAAAATGGGCTTAGCTTGGCGGATTTGTTCAATTTTGAAGAGGGAAGGTTTTTAAGAAAGAGGGAGATAGGGTTGTCATAAACTGCAAATTTGCAGATTGTGGTATTGAGAAAAATTCGCAAAAGAAAACCTCTCTAAAATGTCCCATTTTTTGTCAAACTTTTTCGAGGGTCAAAAATTGTTTGACGGGACACCTTTCACAACCTTGAAAATCAACAAGTTTAAAAGGGTAGGGTGTCCCATTTTTTTGTCAAATTACACGGGTGGTTTGTGTTTTGCCTAATTACAAACGGAGGGGGAGGGATTCGAACCCTCGGTGGGCCCTAAAGACCCACAGGTGATTTCAAATCACCCACCTTCG